TATGAGATTAAACACACTTTACGGTCCAGCTGCTAAGGAAGCTATTGACCTAAACTTATAACTATGGAAGAATTTAATGTAGAATATGATCCTACGGGATTTACTTCTCCAGAAGAAATACAAAAGCAGCTTGAAGAAGATTCTATTAAACAAGATAAAATTAATCAAGCTCAACAACTAGCTGTTCAAGAAGAAGAACAGAAAGAACAAGAGCAAATAGATCCTAGATTAACCAATAATAAGTGGGGGCTAAAAGCTTTTGCTAAAGAAGGTCAGTCTATTTTAACTGGTGGTATACAAGATACTATTTCTTCCAGCACTACATTTGCAGAACGTACATTTGACGCTGTAAGTGGTCAGATGCAAAAAGAAAAAGAGGAGCAAGGTTACTATAGACCAGACTGGGATCCATTTGTAGATGAAGATGACCCTATCATAACTAAAACATGGTGGGGTAAATTACTAAGAGGTACTGTACACTTTGGTAGCATGGCTGCCGGTATTGTATTATCAGCTAAAGGATTAGCCGCAGCTGGTGTACCTTTACTAGGTGCAGCTTCAGCTAAGATGTTAGGACTTGGAAGCATTACCAGAGCTATGGCTATTGGTAGTGTATCTGACTTAATATCAAAAGAATCAGACGGACATAATGCTTTAGGTGCTTTAACTAAACAGTATGGTTGGATGGATACACCACTAACTACAAAAGATACTGACCATCCTATGATGATGAAATTTAAAAACATTGTCGAAGGTATGGGTATAGGCTTAATATTTGACGGAGCAGCACAGTTAATAGGCGGTGGTAGTAGTGCAGTTAAAAGACAGATCATACAGCGTAACGCTAGTATAGAAAGTCAGACGACTACAGCTGCACTTGCACAGATCCGTAAAGGCGACGCTCAGTTTCGTGCTGAAAAGAACGCACCTATAGCTCAAAGACATCAAGGTGCTCATACATCAGAGGTTGACGTAGGTCAAGCTAGAGATCAGCTAAAGCGTACACGTACTGACTGGGGATCTGAAGACGGATCTACAGGTGGTGTTACAACTAACGTAGAACGTGAACGTATAGCAAGAGAAGGTGGTACAACTGACGAGGTAGTCGAACGTACACTTCGAGGTCTAATGAGCGATGAGAAGTTTAAAAAGGAAATGGAGTTTGTTAAAGGTGATAGAAAAGCTCTAGCAGACGTTTGGCGTGATGCAATAGAATCTTACATGAAGATTACTGACGGTAGAGAAGTAGTAGATATGTCCCCAGAGGAGTATTTAACTGATCTATTTGAAAAACAGAAAGCTAGTATACCACTTGGAGACAAGACATTTGAAACATGGTCTGCTGAAACAGTAGTTACAGCTGACTTAGTAGTCGGATCTTTGCTTAAAAAGCTTAGAGATACAGGTATAGCTGGTAGAGAACTAGCAGATTACGTGTCATTAGATGACATTGACGGACCAGCAAAGCAAATAATAGATACTATGTTAACTGCTTTGACACAGACTAAAAAATCTAGGTTTGTAGCATCTGATTATTTTAGATCATTTGGTGCAGGCAAGACTAGGCAGCAAATAGATGATGCAGTAAATCAGGCAGTAGCGTCTGATATGCAAGATGTTAAGGATTCTATATTTTCTATTCTTAAAATAGCTAAAGATGATGCAGATGACAACCTACTAAATGCGTTGTTTGAAGCTTTTTCTATGATGAAAAATGTAAACAATCTAGATGACTTTGATAACTGGGCAAGAACTATACTAAAAGGTGGACAAATAGGTGGCGAAGGACCAGAACGTACTGGTGCTTTGATACGTAGTCTACAAGAAATGATAAGTCACAGTGTATTAAGTGGACCTAAAACACCACTTCGAGCATTGTTAGGTACAGGTAGTGCAACATTCTTGCGTCCTATCTCTACATTTATCGGAGCTACTATGCGTTTTCCGTTTACTGGAGATGCGTCTACTGTACGTAGCAGTCTTGCGTCAATGAATGGCATGATGGAAGCTATACCAGAAGCGTTTGATTTGTTTTTTACCAAGCTAAATGGCTACTGGAGTGGTGATATATCTACAATTAAAACTAGATTTATTGAGTTTACTAAAGGTGATGCTAACTGGGAAGTTATGCGTAGATGGGCAGAAGATAGTGGTAGAGCATCTCGAGAAGATCGTGCTATTTTTGCTTTTACTAACATGATACGTGGTATAAATAACAATAATCTTTTTACTTACTCTACTAAGATAATGGCAGCGACTGACGATGCTTTTACATTCTTACTAGGTAGAGCTAAGATGAGAGAAAAAGCTATGCGTCGTGTACTAGAACTAGAAGGCTCTGGTGTACAGTTACCACAGATCAACGGTAATATTATGAAAGCGTATCAAGATGATTTCTATGGAGAAATATTTGATGCTAATGGTAATATTAAAGATGATGCAACTATGTTTGCAAAAAAAGAGGTAACACTAACACAAGACTTGACTGGCTTTGCTAAAGGTCTTAACGATGTTATGACATCAAATCCTTTTGTTAGACCTTTCTTTTTATTTGCTAGAACTGGTGTAAACGGACTTGCACTAACAGGTAAGCATACACCCGGATTTAACTTTCTTGTCAAAGAATTTAATGATATAGCTTTTGCTGGACCTAAAGATATACCTAACCTTAAAAAGTATGGTATTAACACAGTAGAAGAATTACAAAACGCAAAATCATTACAAACAGGTAGATTGGCGATAGGCTCTGCTGTAACCTTTATGGGCATACAAGCATGGATGTCAGGCAGACTTACTGGTGATGGACCTACAGATAGGCAGCAACGTCAAGGTTGGATAGATGGTGGTTACTTACCCGGAACTATAGAAGTTGGTGGTGTAAGAATAGAGTATGAGGACTTTGAACCTTTTGGTCTAGTGCTAAAAACTATAGCTAACGTAGGTGATGCTAGTATTTTGATGGGTGAAGAGTGGTCAGAAAAAGAACTACAAAAGATTTCTCTTGTGGTAGCTCAGGCTGTATCAGGTAAATCTTATATGTCTGGACTTCAACAGCTAGTTGATTTAGTAGCTGGTCGCCCCGGTCAAGCAGAACGTATTGTAGCTAGTGTTACTAATAATACAATACCTCTTGCAGCTTTACGTAATGAACTAGGTAAGCTACTTAGTCCACATATGCGTGAAATTAATTCTGGTGTATTCCAGTCTTGGCAAAACCGTAACTTGGCTACTGAAATTTTACCCGGTATCGAAGGTCTACCTATTAAGTATGATATGCTAAACGGTAAACCACTAAGAAAACATGACTTTATGACTCGTGCATTTAACATGATTAGTCCTATTCAACTAAACATGGATCAAAGTGCTGGTAGACAATTCTTGTTTGACAGTGGATATGACCTTAGAATCAGTACATTTTATGCACCTGACGGTACTAACCTAACTGATGATGCAGGCATTAGATCTCAATTTCAACAAGCTATTGGTAGGTATAATCTAGAAGCACAACTAGAAAAGCTATCTCAAGATCCAGAAATGATTGCATCTATGAAGTTAATGAGAAAAGATATTCGTGCTGGTAATCGTGCAGAATACAATGCTAGAGATTATAAACACAATATTGTAATTGACAGACTGTTTAAAGAAGTTAGAAGATTAGCTTGGAATGATATTAAATACAGACAAGATATCTTAGCTTTAACACAAGAACAGAAACAGAAAAAAATACAACAAGAATTTAAAACTAGAGAATCAAACAACCTTCTTTCAATGTATAAGTAATGGCAACAACTTTCGTAGATTACACAGGAGACGGAAACGCTACGAAGTCGTTTTCCTTTCCTTCCATCAAAGAAGCTGATATTAAAGTTGATGTAGATGGCGTTATTAAAACAGTCACTACACACTATAATATAACTAGCTATACAACAACCGGTGGTGGTAATGTAGTATTTACTTCCGGTAACATACCATCCAGTCCAGCCCAAATACGTATCTTTCGTGATACTGATGTAGACAGTGCTAAGGCAACTTTTACAGCAGGGTCATCAGTTAAGGCAGGCGATCTTAACAGCAACATGACGCAGATTCTGTATGCTGCACAAGAAGAACAGAATCAAACAATATTAGCATCTGACATAAAAGATGGGGCTGTAACTACAGCTAAGATAAAAGATGCAGCAGTTACAACAGCTAAGATAACAGATGCTAATGTAACTACAGCTAAGATTGCAGACGACGCTGTAACAACTGACAAGCTAGCTAACTCTATTAATACTGAAATAGCAGCTAACACAAGTAAGACTACAAACCAAACTCACACAGGTGATGTTACAGGTTCTGTAGCTTTAACTATAGCTAATGCAGCAGTTACTAATGCTAAGATTGCGAATGATGCAATCAATAGTGACAAGATTGCAGACAATGCAATTAACTCAGAGCATTATACAGACGGTAGTATAGATACTGTACATATAGATGACTTACAAGTTACTACAGCTAAGATAGCAAATGATGCTATAGTAGGTGGAAAGATAGCTGATAATGCTATTGACTCAGAGCACTATACAGATGGTAGTATTGATACAGCACACATAGCAGACGATGCAGTTACTACAGATAAACTAGCTAACTCGATTGTTTCTGACATAACAGCTAACAATGCAAAGGTTACAAACGTAACAACAAACCTTACGTCTACTAGAGGTGCTTCATCAGTTATTATAAATAGTAGTGACGGAACTAATGCAACAATAGGAGAAGCAACTAGCTCTGATGCTGGTGTAATGTCAACAGCTCATCACGACAAATTAGATGGTATTGAAACTGGAGCTACAGCAGATCAGACAAATGCAGAAATTCGAGCAGCCGTAGAAGCTGCGACAGATAGTAATGTATTTACTGATGCTGACCATAGCAAGTTAAACGCTATCGAAGCTAGTGCAACAGCAGATCAAACTGATGCAGAGATTAGAGCTGCTGTAGAAGCTGCATCTGACAGTAATGTATTTACAGACGCAGATCATACTAAATTAAATGCTATAGAAGCAAGTGCTACAGCTGACCAGACAGCTAGTGAAATTAAAACATTACTACAGTCTGACAAGTTAACTGCTAGTGAAATAGCAACAGGTGCACTAGATGGTAGATACTACACAGAAACAGAATCTGACGCTAGATACTTTAACATAAGTACTGGGGACACTATTAAAGATGGTGACACATTTCCAGACAATGATACAACGATTGCGACAACCGCAGCTATCAACGACAGGATAATTGACCTTGTTGATGATGTTGGTGGCTTTGTACCTATAGCAAGCGAGACTGCTTTTCCTTCAGCTAACCCTGATGTAAACAATGGGTCTGGTACTCTTGTATCAATTAAGGCTATTGGAAGTACACGCACACCAAGCGGTGGTACAGTTACAATTTCAAACGGAGCTGGATCTAGTACTGTAACTATTACAGGCTGTGGATCTACAGTTCTTACAGCAGGCTTTGGTGTTATTGTAGAGACTACATCTACTTTACATACATACGCTTTTCATAGACTTGTACCAAAGGCAACAGAGGTTACAACTGTAGCTGCAAACGCAACTAACATTGCTGCGGCTGGAGCTAACACTACAAATATAAATACTGTAGCTGGTAATCAAACTAACCTTAATACAGTAGCTGGTATATCTGGCAACGTTACAACCGTGGCTGGTGTAGCATCTAATGTTACAACTGTAGCTGGTATTTCATCTGACGTTACTGCTGTTGCAGCTGATGCGACAGACATAGGTGTTGTAGCTGGTAAAGCAACAGAGATAGGTAGATTAGGTACAGCTGATGCAGTAGCTGATATGAATACCTTAGGTACTACAGCAATCGTATCTGACATGGATACACTTGCAGATATCTCAAGTAACATAACTACTGTAGCTAACAACTCAAGTAATGTAACTACAGTAGCTGGTGTATCAAGTAATGTAACTACAGTTGCTAATATATCGACTAACGTCTCAACAGCTGCTGGAGCTGTAAGCAACATTAATACAGTTGCTGGCTCTATAGCAAACGTAAATACAGCTGCAACTAATATTGCAAATGTAAATAACTTTTCTAGTACATATCAGATAGCATCCTCTAACCCATCAACAGATGGTGGTGGTAACTCACTAGCTGCCGGAGACTTGTACTTTAATACTTCAGCTAACGAGCTAAAAGTATATAATGGTTCAGCTTGGCAGGGTGGTGTAACAGCTACTGGTAACTTAGCTGGTCTAGGTACTAACACGTTTACAGGTACACAAAGTCATGGTGATAATGTAAAAGCTGAATTTGGTGCAAGTGCAGATTTACAGATATATCACGATGGTAGTCATAGCTATATTAACGATAATGGTACGGGATCACTTTACCTTCAACAAAATGGGAATTCTAGATTACAAATTAAGAGTGGTGGTATAGGTGTAACTGGTAACATAGACGTTACTGGTACAGTTGATGGTGTAGATGTATCTGCACTTAACTCAACAGTTAGTGGTATTACAACCAACGCTACTCACTCAGGAGAAGTTACAGGTAGTGGTGCTTTAACTATTGCAGACAACGTAGTAGACGAAGCAAACCTAAAGGTATCTAACTCACCTACTAATGGATATCTCTTATCGGCTCAAAGTGGAAATACAGGTGGTTTAACTTGGGTAGCTGCTCCAACAACAAGTTTTAGTAACATTGACGCAGATTTAAACGTAAAAAACGGCAAAGTAGTAGCTGCGGGGGATAATTCGGATATTTATATATTTAAAGAGGCAAGTGGAGATACTTATTTAAGAGGACTCAATTCAGTAATGAATATTAATACTCTTCATAACTACTCTATGAAGTTTAGAACTAATACTCTTAGTACTAATGCTGGTTGGGATATAGAAACTGATGGTGACTTTGTACCTAGTGGACATAAAGCTGTTGATATTGGTTCCTCAAGTAAATATGTAGATCAGTCATATCTTGCTGATATTAATTGTGAAAATATAGCTATAACACAAAATATAAATCGTACTAGCACTGGTGGTAATATTGGTAGTTCTTCATATAGATTCAGTAATATATATGCTACTACTTTTCATGGAGACGGTTCTAACTTAACAGGTATAGCTGCTGGTGTAACAAGTGATGCACAAGCAAACACTGTAGCTGGTACTAATGCTGGAGATAGTTTTAGCGGTACAAGTGCTGCTTTTAATACCTTATATGGTTTTGATGCTGGTACAGGTTTACAAAGTGGAGATGGTAATACTGCATTAGGTGCTTATGCTCTTGCAGCAAACAATAGTGATGCAAACGTAGCTATTGGTCTTAGAGCAGCATACAGTCTTACAGGAGCAGCTAACATAGCTATCGGACAAGATGCTATGAAAGATTCTACTGGTGTAGACAGAGGAGTATGTATCGGTTATCAGGCTGGTATGGACGGTGCAACATCTCAATCCGTACTCATTGGTTATGGTGCTGGAGATAATTTATCAAGTGGTAATGCTCAAAACGTAGCGGTAGGTGATTCAGCGTTAGGAAATAGTTCATCTAGTGGAAAATGTACTGCTATAGGTTGGGAATCACAAGCGGTTGCAACTGGTAATGAAAACACTTCTTTAGGTTGGGAAACTTTAAGAGCTGCTACTGGAGATTCTAATACTGCTTTAGGTCGCAAAGCTTTAAAAGCTTGTCTTGGCGGTAGTAGAAACGTAGGTGTAGGTGATAATGCACTTGTCAGCGTTACTACTGGTAATGATAATATTGCTATTGGTGGACCAGCTGGAGAAAATTTAACAACTGGAAGTAATAATATAATTATAGGTTATAATACTAACGCTACAGCTGTTAACACAGATAACGAAATAACTCTAGGTAATACATCTATTACCAAGTTTAGAATACCCGGTATAAACGTAACCTTAAAAGACAATGGCGGTACACCAACTAATGGTCATGTACTAACAGTTGATTCTAACGGTGAAGCTGGATTTGCTGAAGCTGGTGGTGGTGTAAGTAGTGATGCACAAGATAACGTTGTAGCTGGTGATAATGCTGGTAATGCTCTTACTAGCTCTGGTCAACAAAATACATTCTTTGGTGATAGTGCTGGTGCTAATACAACATCAGGTGATGAAAACGTAGGCATAGGTAGACATGCTGGTTCTGGTAATACAACTGGAAGTGGCAACATAGCTATGGGTAATAATTGTGCTTCTAGTTTTTCTGGAACTTTTACTGGTGCTAATAATATTGCTATCGGTGCACAGTCAAATTACAGTGGTGGTTATTACAACGTACACATTGGATACCAAGCTGGTTCTGCTAACACTTCTGGAGCAATAGAAAATAATACAAGTGTTGGTAGAGAGACTTTAAAGTCAATGTCTGGAACCTGTGAACAAAACGTTGCATTTGGTTATAGAGCTGGTAAATCTATTACTACTGGAGATTTTAACGTATTAGTAGGTGCGTCAGCTGGTACAGCAATAACAACTGCTGGGTATAACACAGCAACGGGTAGATCTAGTCTTGGAAATTGTACCACTGGAACAGAAAATACAGCATTTGGTAATTATGCTTTAGGTGGTGTAAGTACATCTGATTATAATACTGCTATAGGTTCTGGTGCTGGAATGAACCTAACAACTGGTGCTAATAATACACTTTTAGGTTGTTATGCTGGTTATGGTTCAGTTAACCTAACAACTGGTGCTAATAATACACTTATTGGTTATCAAGCTCAATCTAGTGCGTCTAACGTATCTAACGAAGTTACTGTTGGTAACACCTCTGTTACTAAGTTTAGAATTCCCGGTATTAGTCTTGAAGCATCTGCTAGTGCAGTAACTCAAGGTGGAGTCTTTTACGAAAACAATACAACAGTTTCAGCCGATTACACAGTTACCAATGGTCGCAACGCAATGGCGGCAGGTCCTATAACTATTGCAAGCGGCGTCACCGTTACAGTTGGCTCCGGTGAAACCCTAACAATCGTATAAATTATGAGTCAAATAAAAGTAAATAGTATCATCCCCGTTGCCGGTGTTCCTACCGGCGGTGGCGGTGGTATAATTCAAATAAAATCAGTAACCAAAACTGGTGAATTTTCATCTGGCAGTACGTCTTATGTAGACATTACAGGTTGCACTGTAAATATTACTCCAACAAGTTCTACAAGTAAAATTTATGTCACCTTACTAGGTGGGCAATTTGGTATGTATAGTGGTGGAAGCTATTATAGTTTGGCAAAAATTGTCAGAGATTCAACCGATTTAGTTTTTGGAATAGTTAGTTATAGAGATGGAAGTGGACATGGTAATGATGGTGGAACTTGTGCTTTGAGTTATCTTGATTCGCCTAATACAACTTCGCAAGTTACTTATAAAGCCCAAGTAAAAAGTTCAGTTAGCGGAAGAAATGTTTACCCTACAGGTTCTGATGGAGAAGGTTTAACAATAACTGTAATGGAGGTGTCAGCATGAGTACATTAAAAGTTAATGCACTACAAAATACATCAGGTAATCAACTTTCAAGAGTTATTCAAACTGTCAGAAGTGTGAAAAAAGATACTACTTCTTTTTCTATTTCTACTTTAAATACTTACACTGACACAGGTTTTAGCATTTCAATAACACCAACAGTTTCAACTAATTTAATCTATGTATCTGGTCATTTAACACTTAATATAGATGGAGAAAATCAGGATGTTGCGGTAGGAGTCTTAGTAAATGGAAGTGATTTAAATGATGTGATGGGTGATGCTCGTAGTAACAGACGTAGAGCACATTGTGGTACTCAAGAAAATACTGGGGGTCATGGTGCAAATAGTGTTCCAATAAATATTATGTATGTGCCTAACTCAACAAGCCAACAAACCATTACTTTTAAATATAGTCATGGTTCTGGTGGTACTAGAACTGTATACATAAACAGAACAGAAAGAGATTCAGATAATGCAGAAAATGCTACATACGTTAGTCAACTTATTGCACAGGAGTTAGTACCATGAGCCAGATAAAAGTAAATTCAATAGTCCCAGTTGGTGGACTGCCAAGTGGTTCTAATGGTGGGATAATTCAAATAAAACAAACTGTTAAAAAAGACACTTTTAGTCAAACTATAAATGATGGTGTTGCATCAAATGATACTGGTTTAAACGTATCAATTACTCCATCAGTAAACTCAAGTAAAATTCGATTGACAGGGTCAGTTGTAATGGCAATGAATTTAGACCATGACGGTGTAGGTATACAATTATTTAAAGATGGTAGTGTACTGACTGGTGCTATTGCTGATGCAAGTGGTAACAGGTCTAGGTGTACGTCTATGGGTTTTGTTGATAACTATGGAGGAGAGTGTCTAACTTTACCTTTTGATTTTTTAGACTCACCAGCTACAACAAGTTCAATTACCTATGGAATTAGATTAATGTTTTTTTCTGGTGTAAGTAGTACTACTATTTATATGAACAGAGCAACATCTAGTGGAGATTATATTTATAGACCATTAGCAATATCTACTATTACCGCAATGGAAATTTCAACTTAACAACAACAATTATGGCATTAGATCACGAAGCAATACGCAGTGCATACAGCGAAGTCGTAACAATAGACGATTCTACTGGTGCATTTGACAAAGACGGAAACCAAGTATCACTTAGTTCCGAAAAAATAACAGCAGCTCGCAAAGTAATAGACGATGCGTATGCTGCTAAAGCTTATCAAAGAAGCAGAGCAGCTGAGTACCCATCTTGGGAAGATCAGCTCGACAAAATCTACTGGAATGGCATTGATGCTTGGAAAGTAGATATAAAAGCTATCA